CGACGACCGGGTTTTTACTGGCTCGGGACTTTACAGCCAACTGAAATCGTCTCTGTATTGAGGTTGACGTGAGGATAGTGTCCGACTGAAAAAGTTTGTTATCAAACAGTGACCGTTCCAATAAGAATTTCCTCATCTGCCCTATTTTTTCAGGGCTCATACCCAGCTCAGAGGATGTAATATAATCAAAATCCTCGTCTACCTCCAGGTAGTAGCCATGTCCCTTGTAAATCTCACACAGCAGGTATAGATAATAAGTGATGCCATCTGCACCGAACCTGCCTTTTAAAATCTTGATTTTGCGGTCCGAGAAAAAATCCACATCCAAAGAAAAGTATTCCAAGCCTTCCTTTTGTGGACGTGCCATACTTTACCTCTTTCTGACCATATTAAAACGGGAGGTCTCCCTCTTCCTCTGGAACTTCGGTGAAGTCTTCGGGAGCTCCCGAAGAATAAGTGATTGGGGGATAGTTCTTTGTATCCGCTGCCGATCCCTGCTTCTGTGAGTTGTCCCCTGCAAAATACGCCTGAGATACCAAAACCTCTACTGCCTGCCGCTTGTTGTCGTTCTTGTCCGTATAGTTGCGGACCTGAATCGAACCTTCCAGTGCAATCATCTTGCCTTTGGAGAAGTACCGGCTGATGAACTCTGCCGTCTGTCTCCATGCAACGCAGTTGATGAAGTCTGTCTGTTTGTCTTTGTTGCCGCTGTAATTGCGCTCAACCGCTACCGTGAACGATAGCACAGAAAGGTCACTCGTTGTTTTCTTTAACTCTGGGTCAGCGGTCAGCCTCCCCATTAAAACTACCCTGTTCAGCATTCTATTTCCTCCATTTCAGGATTTTGCAAAGCTGTTCATCCAATCTAATGCCCTGCAAATGATATTTTTCGTCGAAGCTCTTTTGCCCCATCTGGTCTACCTCCTGATGATGCTGTCGGCATAACGGCTCAACCAACTGCCCTAGGTGGTGCATCTTCCTGCGGTCTCGCCCCATGCCTACTCGCTCCACTTCGTGAATGTCTGCCTTTTTGCCACAAACAGCGCATCTGCGATTGGCAACGCAGGCATATAGATATTTTTCTATATCCTCGCACTGCTCCAAAAGGCTGACCTTGCAAGGAATGGCATTGGTAACACAAAAGTCAATCAGGTGAGTGATGAAGTTTCTTGCTGTTGTCATGTCTGCATCGGACAGGCTAAAGTATTGTGTTCCGTCCTCCTGCTGGGATATAAAATCGTACTTCATCAATTCTTTCAGCTCCTGCGGCTCGTAGCCCGTCCAGTCGGCAATATCGCGGATAAGAGCGTAAACTTTGCGTCTTTGTACTGCGCTGATTCTCCGACCGTCCTCGACCCTCACAGAGCACTCTGTAACACTATGGGTTTTGATGTACTCTGAATCGGAAAAAGGGACAATGAGAGTTAAAGCCTGCCCATCATAGTCCTGTATGTACCCTGAAAGCCATCCTTCCTCCATTGTCCCTATCCTCCTTTTGCTTTATCGTTCTGGCGGCGGTTCCAGCCCTGCGAAGAAATCATCCTCGATGTTGTTTCCGGTCGGAATCTCTGTTGACTGTGCCTCGTATACCGGAGCCTGTGCAGGCTCAATCGGTGTCGTATCGTTATCTACATACTCCGGTGTGCCATCATCCCGGATAGCTGCCATATCGTTTTCCATCGCCATCTGAAGTTCCGTAGACATGATGCCCCATTTGGAAATCAGCTGGCGCAACATCGTTTTGTATGCCATAGCATCAAAATCCTTGTACCAGAAAGAGGAGTATTTCCACATATCTTTTTGAGGAACTTCCCCTCTTAAAATTCTTTGGTGTGCTTCTGCACTGTATGCCTGCGAGTATTGGTCAGCGTGCGATTGCATCTTTTCGTAGCTCCAATACATTGCCTTCTGGAACCCATTCAGATACTCAAACATGGCATAGTAGCCAATCGTCTTTGCCTGCTCCCTCTCACGCTCATCCTGAATAATTTCTACCTCGATTACCTCGTTGAGAGGATCAAAGTGTTTCAGTTCCCCTTCTTTGATGGCAATCACATTGATTTTTTTGTAATATCCAGAGCGGATTGCCAACTGAATATAACCTTTGTAGCCAAGCTGGAACTGAGCGATTACCGCTAAAACATTGCCGTTTCTGTCCTTCTTTTTATACGGCACCATGTAATACTGTCCCAGCTGCGGAGAAGGGGAAAGATTCAAAGCCTCACCCAGGAACGCACAATTCAGGATAGACATTGATTCGCATTCCTGCAGCGCTGGGGAGTTGGTAACTGCGGAAAGGATAGCGGTCATGAACCGCTGTCCGCCTTTGCCGCCAATTACTTCATTGATTTTCTTTTTGATTGCATCCTGCGTTAAAAACACGCTGAACGACGGCTGTTTTTTCTCACCTTTTACCAAGCTATTTGCCATTACTCAACCCTCCCGCATCGAATGTGATTGCGAATCAGAAATTCTCTAAGCGCCTGCTTTTGTGCCGGTGTTACCCATACACGAAAATCCAGAACTTGAAGGTCTGGCTGTGCGCTGATTTTGGGTTCTTCTGCGATTCTTTCCGGCTCAACTTCTGGTTCAACCGCTACTGGTTGCGGCTTTACTACTACCGGCTCAGCCTGCTGCTTTTCCAGCCTAGCTTTCGCTTTCTGAGCTTCTTCGTAACGGTGCTTTTCTTCCATCGCCGCACTCATGTCCAGCGTATCCAAGTAGGTGGAAATCATCTGTTCGGTGCAGGGTAGCTGCATTGCTACGATAATACCAATGTCGTTGTGGGTTTTGCGGATAGCTTCCAAAATCTCACGCTCAATATCCTTTACCGGATAGGTAACATTGAGCCAACGCTCATTCCAGATTTTTGCAAGAGGCAAGATTTCTTCTAATTCCCCGATGTTTTCTGCAAAGAAATTCTCAATTTCCTGCCGCTTCTCCTGCTTTTTGATTTCGTCAAAAGCCTTGATTTGTCTGTCGATGGCGCTGATCGGAGCATCCACCATCTGTTCCAGCTCTTTCATCTTATCCTCAAACTCGGAAAGTGGTTGATTCCATTGGCGCTTTACAGATTTCCTGCTGTCGGAAAGAGCTGTTTTAAATTTGTTAAGATTTGCTCTGTCTGCCTTTGCTTCTTTGATTCCGCCCTCTGTAACTACCATCTGCTGGTAAACTTGCAGTTTCCCCGCTAGCTCCTCTTTGATTTCTTCGAAGTTGAAGCTGATTTGCGGCGGGATAACCTGCTCGATTGAAGGTGTCAGTCTGACTTCCATTCCTTGTTCCTCCTTTAAATCTCCGGCAAAATCAACGCCGGTCTGACTTTGGTTTGTACCGCCTGCCAAAAGGCGATTTCTTTTTCTTTTAAGTAAGCAATGTCCTCCAACATATCGCATCGCTCGAAGCGGTAGTGCCGGACTGTTACCTTTCAGCCATACTCGCTGCGTTCCCGGATTCTGGCTTTCAGGATTGCAAACTCATATCCTGTGGAGAGCATCTGGTGGACAATCTGTGCATAGTAGTAATCTGGTATCTGTCCGTTCCACTTTTTCCAATCAACAGAGCGTCGGATTTCGGTAGTTTTGATTTCCAAAATCCCCTTCCTGCCATTCCGGTCGGTAAGCTCTCCATCCAGTGTTGCAAAGATAAAAGGGCAATCCGGTTCATTTGCTTTCATGCCAAATTCATCATAATCAACATGGAATTGTGGAAAATCCAGCTCAAACAGCCTTCTGATAGCCGCTTCCGATTCCTTCCCGAATCGAACAACCTCTTTGTCCGAAATGTCCTCCGGCTCTGCGATTCCGGTTTTTTCTTCCCACAGCTGCACATTGCTTTTCCAAGGGGAGATTCCAAGGACGCTGGCGGCATCGCTGCCGCCAATCCCTTTCCGCCGTGCCTTGAGCCAATCTGTCCGATTATCTACCAACATAGCCTGTCCCTCACAAAATCTGTGTAATCGTCTGATGCAAAGCAAAACTCACGGTCGCTCTCCTCGATGTCGTGTGCGTGGTACTCCTTATGCATCTGCTTTGCTTGTAAGTAAGCCAGCCGCATGACTTCTTTCCTCTGCTGGTCGCTCATGTCGTTTTCCCAGTAGTCAGCGGAGCGTTCATCCAGATTTTCGGAAATAAAGTCTTCTGTGAAATCTTCTGCATGGCTTTTGCTGTACTCTTCGATGTACTCCTTTAGGCAGTCGTCGCAAATCGGATTGCCATCCAGATGGGTGATCCTCTCTTCACTGCATCGCTCTCCGCACTGGGAGCAAACGATTCCTTGCGGTTCCCTGCACTGTGCATCGTAGCGCTCGTTTTCGCTTGTCCAATCTCTCACGTCATTTTTCCTCCCTTGCATTTTTTAATAAAATGGTGTACAATGGGAAAGAACTAATTCCTTTAGTTCCCGTATACGGAAAGGTTGGTCACTTCGGTCGGTGGAACAACCTTTCCGTTTGCTTTTGCTCGGCTCTGACGCTTTGTCAGAGCTTTTTCTTTTTGCATGGAAAACCATGTCGTTAAGCCATAAAGCCCGCACAGAACCAGCAGAAACAGGCTTGGCAGTGCGATTAAGTACATCAGTTCAAACATTACTCTACCTCCTTAAACTCTGTTTACTTCGATGCTCTCCAGCACCTTTTTGGTGTAGCCGGTTTCGTGGATGCCCTGCTTCCAGAGCCGCTTTGCTCCGCCCTCGCCGAGATTGTACGCCATCAGGCTGTCCGTCAGGCTGTACTTTTCAAGATAGCCACCAAGGATAAATGCCCCTGCTTGGATGTTTTGCTCCGGGTCGGTGAGGTCGGTGGTTCCGATATTGCTGCTGAGGTACTCCATGTTGATGGTGTGTATCTGCATCAGCCCGTAGCAGCTGCCGTTTTGAGCATCCACCTGATATCCGCTCTCCACCTCCATCACTGCATACAGCACATCCGGCAGGACACCATACTCCTCACAAGCAGCCAGCGCCACATCCTGCAGCTCGTGGCTGAGCGGAATGTCACGGTACTTATCCACCTCTGGGACCTTGACCGTAATCGTCAGTCTGCAAGTCACAGGCTCTACCATTTCTATCTGTTCTTCCTGCGCCAACGTCAGAATCGGCTCTGCTGGCGGCGCGTCGTGGATCACATCCCTCTGCTCGCAGCTGCTTAGCAACAGGCACAGGCAGAGGGCAAACAACATTCGTTTCAATTTATCGGACTCCTTACAATGCTTTAAGTTGATTGATTCGTCTGGCTGCTCGGAAAGCATTATCAGTAAGTTGCCTCTGCCATGCTCCCTGAGATGGTGCCCAACGGAAACCTTCAGCTTTCAGATCTTCTCGCAGTTCTTCGTTCGGCTTGTCATCAAAAACGATCTGCAACCGGTTAAGCTCAGAATTTACAACCACTTTGCCACCTTCAAATTCCCAGCCTTCCGGCGCTGGTTCTTCTTGACGTTTCCTCAGCTCTTCCACACGTTGCTTTACTCGCCGGATATTTGCATTGTTGTTAGATAACAGATATGATGCAAACGGCTTATCCTCAAGATGCCACTCTCTTGACATTTCTGCTTTGAGTTTATGTATCGTCTGTTCCGACACGAACGGGCAGCCGTCAAGTGTTTTGTGTTTGCGATAGTAGGCATTGACATCCTTCATGATCTGCTGTTCCATTTGCAGGTCAGACAGCTTTCTTTCCAGCTTCTTGAGCGCCTGTGGATCATCCGAACTGATACCGCCCATGCCAGTGCTGCGGATTTTATCAAGCAACCCCTCAATGTTGCGATACTCTTCGTAGTTTCGATCACGTGCTGCGTTCTGTTTAGCTTTCTTCCCTACGGGGAAATTACTCCCGCCTGAAATCATAACCGATGGAACACGGGCATCAATGGCATTGCGGGCGTTCAGATTATCGGCTAACTTACGGCAATAGGTATCCAACAGCCAATCAATCTTGTCGTGATACATTGAGTCCACACGCTTTTTTTGGTTTTCTGCAATTTCAACAGCTTTATCAACCATCCGATGATAGTTTGCGGTGGCGCTGCCCTGCTGATACTCACAGAAGCGGTTCGCGTCATTGGCTCGCTTCGCTGCCTCCTCATTGATTTTGTAGTACATATTCATACTCCTTTCTCGGATAGTGGTTCCTTATCTTCTCCCAAAAAGCAGTGACCGCAGTAAAACCAATCTTCACCACGCATTTGGAAAGTGGCGAACGTCGGAAGGAAACGCTGATGCTTTAAGCTGTACTCGTGGCTGTACGGTTCCCCAACCTGCAAATATCCATAGCCCATCTTTGCAGGCGGAAGGCAGTTGAGGAATTCATCGACAATCTCTTCCTCTACCATGTCGCCTGGGTTCGCGGCCTTATCAAAGTCACCCGCCTCTGCCCAATCCTCCATGGTCACCAGCTTACACTCTTTCATCATAATCCAAACTCCTTCTTTACTCGCAGCCGAAGCTCCGAGATCGTCAACATGATCTGATCCAGCGGCTCCAAACACTCCTTGAGCTGAGGAATCTCCTCCGCAGTTATCTTACCGTCTGCCAAGATGTTAAGCAGCTGGTTTCCTGCGCTGTCCCCTGATCTGATCGCCGCCAAAAACTGTAATGCCGCTCGGTCAAGTGGTTTCAGCTCTGTATCTGGCATACACCGATCCCCCAGCGGGCAAACTTCGTGGCAGTAATAGGGAAGCAGCTCCGGTGATCCGTATATATCAGACATTCTAAGCACCACATCAACTGGAACGATCTTAGTGTAATTAAGCTCATAATCAGCCAACGTGGATTGCGAAACACCGAGCAGTTCGGACGCTCCCTCCCTGCTGTTGAGCTTGTCGTTAAACTTTGCCGCTTCTTTTCTTTTCTGGCAATAGATGTTACCAGCGGCTTTCGTTGGGTTTTGTCCCATTTTGTTTTACCTCCTTGGTTGGTATAATAAAGTTAGGCGCCTTCCTGCTGCGAGTCGTTTTCCATCGTTCCGGGTTCATACCCTGCCAGCAGGTCTTCGACGGTGCAGCCCAGGACCTTTGCGATTGCCATGCCGACCTGCAGGGTCGGATTCCTGGTCCCCCGCTCAATCCAGCAAAGCATCGCCTGTGTGATACCTGCCTGCCGTGCAACATAGGCTTGCGTCAGACCTTTGTCTTTGCGGATTCTACGGATGTTTTCACCGATCATCTATTCCACCTCCTTAGAACATAAACGATAACTATCGAATAGAAAACAATCGAAATGACATCTAAGATCATTCTTACGGTCTCCATTTGGGTTCTCCTTCCTGTTTATCTATTGACAACGAACACAGAAAAAGGTATCTTATTAGCAGGGGAGTTGCCTCCCTTGCCCTCATTCAAGAAGGAAGTCGATCAGCTCGACAACCGCCTTGATGAGCTCGATGATGGCGACTGCGAGGAGAATCTTATTGGTTTGGGATTCCTTGCGGTCGCTTTTCTTTTTCTTGCTCATTGGCATTTTCTCCTTTTTGTGTTATTATTAAGGTGTAACCCTTAACATAGTTATATTATATCACGTTTTAGCTTGATTTTCAATAATAATCAAGCTAAAACGTGATATTTAATATTTTATTCATAAATGAGGTTTCCTATGTACGATACACAAGCGATTGCTGCAAGAATAAAATCTTGTGCTAAATCTCAAAAAATTGCGATGAAAACTCTTCTAAATGATTGCGATATGAATATTAACGCTATCTCAGAATTTTCTAAAGGGAAGCAAATGTCATGCATCAATCTTGCCCGCATTGCCGACTATCTTGGCTGCTCGGTAGACTATCTCTTGGGACGCACCATTTCCCCCTCTGAGCTCTCGCCGGAAGCGCTTGAGCTTGCCTCCCGCTGGGATAAGCTCGACGACGATGGAAAGGCTCTCGTGCGCGCTGAGCTTGTCCATGCGGAAAGCAATTCTAACTAGAGAACATTCAGTCGATTGTCAACCCCAATCGGCTGAAAATATGTTATAACAAGGTTATAACATTCGGCTGTTTTTTAACTTAGTTATATTATAATTCAGATTATTCTGAAAATCAATCATATTTTAAGATATTTCTGAAATTTTACCTTTTATATAAATCAGGAGGATGTTTTTAGTGGATATTGTACAGAATATTCTGAGATTAGCAAAAGAGAAAAAAATCACTAATCAACAGCTTTGTAAAATACTTGAAACAAACCCCAACAAAATCTATGACTGGAAAATCGGAAAATCGAAACCTTCGGCAGAAGATATTTCTAAGCTTGCAGACTATTTCGATGTATCCACCGATTACCTTCTCGGACGCCACTCAGCTTCAGAAATAAAAAAAGACGGCAACGCCGAAGCACTGCCGCCGGACACCCCTCTCACCCCCTACCAGAAGCAGCTGATCGAGTTTGCTGAATCGCTGACTGAGGAAGAGGTCAAGAAGGTGTTGAGCTATATTCGGTTTGTTTTATCGGAAAGAGATGGAAAATAACTCCTACTGTTTTCTAACTCTAAAATAAAAAGCCGCCTCCGGGCTCCTATCCCCGAAAGCGGCGTCGAGAAAAATACACTCTTAGACATATTCTCCTCACATCTTATTATAACGCATTGGCAAGAATTGTCAATCGGAGGAGGAAAATATTATGATTTGTTCTAACTGCGGTGAGGAATTCGTTGGGAATTTTTGTCCTCGCTGTGGACAAGCTGTTTTCGCAGACCAAGAAAAAACTAAGTGTCCAAATTGTGGAATAGAGTTTAGCGGAAATTTTTGCCCGAATTGTGGTCATCCCAAATCCACAGATATTTCCCATATAAATTCCTTACCTCCAACAAATGAACAACCTAAGTATGAAAATCCTCAAAACACACAGCCTCCAATTTCAATCACAATAAACAATTCGAACAGTGGTGCCCCTTCAGCCTCTACCGCTCATTCCCCTTCTGCTAAAAATAAATGGGTTGCTTTTTTGTTATGCCTATTTTTAGGGTTCTTGGGAATTCACAAATTTTACGAAAGAAAAATTTTAATGGGGATTCTTTATCTTTTTACTTGTGGGCTGTTTGGAATTGGGATAGTAGTCGATTTGATTGTTTTACTTTTTAAGCCTAATCCATACTATGTATAATAACTTGGAGGTTGAATGATAAATGAGCCTATTTGGTTTTGTTTCCGAGAAAAACTTAGTTCAAGCCCAGGAAGAAATCAAAAAATTAAATGCAAAACTGGAAAAAGCGAATGAAGACATTTCTCAAAAAGATTCTCTGATAAATCAGCTAAATCAATCCATCACTAATCTAAAAGAACAACTTCGCCCTGAACATAATGATATTGCAATTTTAACCAAGCAGCTTTTTGATCTAAAGCAGGAATATAAGCAAGAAGAAAGCAAGTTATCT